TCGATATTCCGTTGGCTTCGCTGCATTCCTACTCAGAGGCTGTGTATTTGGTCTCGTACAATAAGACGACTAAATTTTGACTCGATAGTTAGAGTTAATGAGCGTAATGTTGCAAGGCGAGCACTGTCAATCTCACTCAAAATCTGTAATCTCCACGTCCTTGGAGAATGTATTCTTCCACGTAATTGTGCGCTTACCAAATGCTCCATGGAGTGTCAGTGTGTTTGGTACCACAGCCACTGCATGATCCTCATACACAACTACAAAAGACCTGGAAATCCTTCTTCTATCCATTTGATCTATCAATCGCTTGCGTGATCGTTGTGCAAACCGCTCATTCATAATAATAAGTGGAACTTGATTCTCGCGGCACACCTTCAGCGCCAAAGTCCTATTTACGGGCCCTCGGTATGAAGCAATGGCGTTGATAGCTGCTACATTTGTCCTTACGCAATTCGCCAGCGCGTAACCAAAGCAACCGCCGTTGCGTTCTCGAACTGTGTACTGTCGGGGCTCCTCAGACCGCAACTCATCAGGCAATGTGCTGAAATCAGCCCTTGCCACCGCCAGTGCTCTGGTCCACAGATCAAAGACTACCACGGGGTCACCTCTCCACACTTGACAACGAGCCTCGCAGTACGCCTGCAGACCGTGGCGCGCGGCCAAAGCCTCAATACGCCTGGCATCTGCTGCTATCCCAGCATGTTGTATTTGATTGCGTTTGCGGTACGCATACTTCAAGATGGTCCGCAAAGCCTTGTACACCACAGTGCGATGCGGCAACACTGCGCGGCTGATGAATGTTACCCCGTCCTTGCGTTGTGATCTTTCCTCGATTTTCCACGTGAGGCCCGCATTTGCTTTGCTCTGATCACCAAGCCCTTTGCCTCGCCACTCTGGGGTTCTATCCATGGTGACATCATCGCCACTCTGACAAATGCGTACGTCTTTCAGTCTGGCTACGCTGATCAGAGAACTGAAAGCCATGATCTTGTTGATGATCAAAGTCCAGGGATCACCCGATGCCAGAGCCTTGTTCAGAATGAACTTGAAGGGAGAACCCATCATTCGGACCCTGCGCTCATCACGAATCTCCTTCGCTAGTGCCCCAAGGCCTTGCTTGTCAGCAGCCATCTCCAGGAAAATCGAGGCCACAATGATGTGTACCGGACGATGTGATGAATCCTGCTTCTCAATATCCAATTCCACGGAAGATTCAAATGTCGCAAGGAAATCCTCCACCTCTTCCTCTCGAAGGCCGACAGGCGAAAGTTTGCCAGGCTGCATTGCCCTAGCCCATGCATGTGTCAATGCGTCACATGTATCCGCGAAAATGGCCTGTTGCAAATCGCTTGCTGATACTACGCCTTGAGCCTTAAGCTCTGAAGGCCCATCACGCATCTCAGAAGGCTTCTTAGCGAACTCGGGCTTCAGAAAGGCAAATGACAGCGTCGATGCGGCCGTCTCATAATTTGCGTACGACCCATCAATTGCTTGCTGCCGAGTTTGACGGTGAATCGCAGCCCTGCGTGAGTTGTTTATGTGCGCGAAAAACAACTTCTTGTCAATGACCTCCTCAAAAAGCCATTGAACAATGATTTCGGCATCGACAAAATCTTGGGGCCGTGTGCGCACGTCCGGCACGCTGCGAGTTAGTGCCTGAACCTGATCTGCACCAGGAACGTCACGAGGTTGAAATGTGTAATTATCAAAAGCGTCAGAATGCGCAATACCCTCATCACGGAAACTCACACCGGAAACCAACTCCACGTTAG